ATGCTCAAACAAATGAAAAGTATGGGTATACCGACGAAAGGCTACCATAAATATAAAACCTCCGACGTACGAGAATTTTGGATGAATGCTTTAGAATGTCAAAATAATTTAATAAGAAATAATATCAAAGGTATTAAAAATGATAAACAAAACTAAATATTTAATAGCCGTTAAACATTACGGTATTTATGAATTTAAATCTGTAAATAGTAGATATAAATTTATATGTTCATTACCCGACGATACAGAATATAGTATCTCAACAATTACTTTCTAAAAAGTTAGTCCTTCTTAGAAAAACAAAAGTACCCGTCGAAAGACGGGATTTTTATATTTAAATTCTTTTTCTTTGGTTTATATCGCTTCTGTTTTTTCTTCTTTCATAATAAACATTATCATATTTTGAAAGTCGTTTTCCAGGTGCTAACGCAGACCTTTTCCTATCAGGTCTTAGATGTGTTTTTCCTGTTTGTGTTCTACTTCTTTTTAATGTTATTGCACGATGTAGAACTTTTCTTTTTCTTGTTGCAGTTTTCCTTTTTACAGGTGCTTTTCTTTTTATAGGTACTCTTTTCCTTGTTGCAGTTTTCCTTTTTACAGGTGCTTTTCTTCTTGTTACTTTTCTTTTAGTAACCCTTTTAACTACTTTTCTTTTTTTAGGTATATATATCCCTCCTAGTGTTACAGTCGTGAAACACTTATTTAAAGAGTAGTCACCACTTAAAAGTGGTTAGATAGTTTTATATATACGGTTTAAAGTATATATGTTTATGAAGTTGCCAATATGGTTAAAGATTTGGGTTTTTCTTGACAAGAACCGAAATACAAAATACAATTTTATCGACGTGATACGTCAATTAAAAATTAGTTCTAACAGTTTTTATACTGCAATTGAATTTCTAATTAAAGCGAATTTAATTCTAGTCAAAAAAGAAAGTAGATACAACGAAATTATATTATTAGAGACATCAAAAGATGAAAAATTTATACTAATACAATTATACAAAGCACACGACGAGGATAAATAAAAATGGAAATAACTGCAACAGAAATTCTTATTACACAATTGGGTCAATGTCACGAAACTGCAATTGAAACTGCAACATTATACCACGATGGTGCTATCGTTTTAGCGTGTGTCGGCACATATCTTTTAGTTATTGGTGCTATACTTTTAATCCAAAATATTCGTTATGAAAAATTTCTTAAATCAAATGATAAACTTAGAAAAAGTTTTGTTGAGTGGAAACATAAAAAGTATAAAGATGAAATATGATTATAACATTATCGGGTAATGTAGGAGGAGGTAAAACTCTTACTATGATACATATGGCACACAAAGAAAACCAACATAAAAAAGTATTACACAATATCAGAGGGATGCGAGAGGATTGCATCCAAAACCAACACCTTTTAACGAAAGCCAATTTGTTTTGCTCGATTAAAGATGAAAAGAAATCAACATCGAGGACTGATGTTTACAAATTAATTGCAAATTGGGAATTTTTAAAAGCAAATGCAGGGTGTACTTATATGTTAGACGAGGCACATGAACTTTTTTATTCGAGAAATTTCAGTTCTCAACAGTCAAAAGTTGGTTCAATGATTTTTGCACAGATACGAAAATTGTGTATGGATTCAGGGAACTTTTCAAACCTGGACTTGATACGACGATTGGGGACACATATGTTTACAAGTTTAATTTACGAACAGTTGGCTATGCACAACAATGCCTATGTCACATCACAGACGACCTCTAAACTTGAAAAAGATATAAGGGATTTATCACAGGTGCATATACATTGTCACAGTAGGCATATAGGAGAACATATGTTTGTATATAATGATTTTTACTTTATGGATTCAAAATCAAACGCATTAGAAAAATTTGAGGGTGGATATTGCAAACCAAAGACTGCCTTTTTCTATGCAAATAATTACTTTGAAATGTATGATAGATTCGCAATAATTGATATGGATAGTGAAATGTTATGAATGACTTAGACAAACAAATTAAAGATTTAGAAAAACAAAAGAAAGCACTCGACAAATTAGAGGAGAAAAAAGCAAAAGCACTTCTTAAATCTGCACAGTCTCCCAAAGTGCCAAAACCTAAAAAACAGGTTTATGTCGACGAGAATAGTATTCCTAAATGGTACGAACCAATACAACGACGAGAATTAAAAGATTCACTTATTAAAAAACACGTTGAAACATATGCAAAACATATTACGGTTGCAGGACAGTCACACCAACCCGAAGAAAAAGACATTGAAGAATATAGGAAACTACTAAATAAACAGAATATAAAAGATTTAATGCTTGTTGGTAAATCAAGAAAATACGAACTTAAACTTGATATTGGGGATAGGTTAAAAAGTATTGATAAAAAGAAATTTGCAGTAGTTACAATTTTTAATGATAACAAAACAACAGATACAGGTGTATGCCATTGTTATTCAAGAACATTTAGCAGGTCGGGAATGAGTTATATTGTGATGGGAGAAAGGGGTATTTTCGACCCTGAGTTTAAAATGGCACATTTTTACTATTACGCAAACAACCCTTTCCCTATTATATTTCAGAAAAACAAAGACCCTGATGCAGTTGCAGATTCACGGTTACTCGACGATACAATTGAAATGAAAGTTATTGAGGCATTGGCAAATATAGATATGGATAAAAAAATTACTTTTATACTTTTCTTAGTTGCTATCGGCACACTCGCACAAATTGTTGATTTAATTATTACATTAAAAAGTAGTGGTGCGATATGAAAATACCAAATCCAGGTAAAATGTTAGTCGATTTTATGGGTGATACATTAAAGTTCGTGGAGGACAATTTTGTATTAATCTGTATTGTTGGTGGTGTCCTGGTATTTGTTGGATTTATACTTACAATGAAAACCTTAATATTTGGGTGATAAAATGGGAAATGTTAAAAGAGAAATAGAAAGACTAAAAGAAAAGAAAAGAAAAAGATTACTCCAGGATAGAGAGAAAAAAGAATTAGAAAAAATTGCGACGAGAAGAAGAACCATCTATATTCGATAAAATAGGAAAAGTTGTAAAAGCAATTGACAAAAAGATAAAATGAATTATAACGATGATAACGAGGCAAAAGCATTTACACCATTTAAAATGTTATTGCTTAGTTTATTTTGGATAGCTTTATACCCTCTGTATTTGTGGATAATTAGACAGGAATAAAAATGAAAAAAGAAGATTTAGAAGAATTGATGCAAAAAGCATCTGAAAGTCTTGATGAGACTTCAGAATTAGGTGAAGTTGCTAGAGAGTTTAACAACTTCTCCCCTGCAAGTTCTAACTTTACAAAAGATGAACACACTTTGCTTTGGAGAGGAAAAAATATTCTTAAAAGGATGTCCCCATCGTCGGTGGAAATACTAGATGATTTTATGGACAGTAAAAGAAGTGTCGGTGGTTGGAATACAATTCAAAAAGTTCAAGCTATTACAGGAGTACAACAACAGAGAGGAGGAAATGCCCTTACTAATTTCTTCAAACCAGGTGATAAATAATGTTTCATAATACAGAATTAAATTTGACAACATACTCAACTACAAACCCGTCTATGATGTCGTTTGAAGTTGTTAGCAGACAACAATGTCTCGATTATGTTTCATCTACAACAACAACAAATTATATTTTAATGGGATTACTTTTATTAATTGGTGTTGCTATGATAATTTGGGTTAATAGGGAAAAGTTCACCTGGTATAGAAATATGCAGACGGTGAAATCTTTATACAGTAGTGATGAAATGGAGAAAGTAGGAAAAGAATTTTTAAATGGTATGTTTGAAACATCAGACACCAAAGAAGAACTTAAAGAAAAAATGGAAAAAGATTTAGTAGATATTCCAACATTTAAAGAGGGTGGTAAATAGTGGATGAGGATTTTTTTCATAAATTAGTTATTGGTCTTTTAATAGTTATTATTATTATGTGTTACATGAATATTGCAGGATTAAATTCAACTAAAGGTGTAATTGCCGACGGTATGAAATGCAACGAAGTAGTAGATAAAATATATGAACAATGTAAAGAAGAAACAACTATTAATATAGGCACACTAAAAGGTAGAAATACAACACTACACTATGAGAATGGGGTTTGCATCATAAAATGA